TTATTCCACGATAAAATTCCTAACCGAATTCAAATCCTTCAGACTATTCAGCTCTTCCTTCAGCTCCCGCTGACGGCGATAAATCTCGTCATTGCGCTCAACCTGTGCCTGAGCCATTGCTGCCGCCAGTTCTTCCAGTTCCGGCATCGACAGTTTCACCTGCTGATTATCGGCATCACCCCACGTCATCACGTCCCGTACAATGTCGGATTTCGCAGCCATTACCACCGGATAAAGGCGGCCCAGTGAGTTGGGGCCAGCATTCCAGATACGACCGTTCCATTCAAACGTGAACGGCTTCGCCTCCTGTTCTGTGCGCCATGCTTCAATTCCCTGACGTCTGGCCTCTCTGGCCGCTTCCAGCATTTCTGGTGTCACAGTGAATGGGGCTATCTCACCCCATTTGCCGCTTTGCAGTTCCTGCCAGATTTGCTGACCCGTCGAAGCGACATCATCAGCGGTGGCTGTGTAGGGGACTGCCTGGTCCCTGTCGTCAAAAAAAACGTCACAGTCTACTGCGCCACTTTCGGTATAACGGGGATTAATGATTTTTTTAATTTCCACGGTGCATTCCTCACGATGTGCGAATAAAAAGCCCAAGCATTGCGCCAGAGACATATGTATCCGGCACCCCGGACAGGGCGCAATATGACCCCGGTAATGAATGCTCTGAACATCCCGTAATGAAATATTGTGGGTATACTATATGCGTTCCGGTGGGAGTACAGGGCGCTGAAATCCCCACCGGTCCCAGTCGTGAGCCTCTGTATGACCGCCCCCTGACAAGTCTGATGTCTTTATCACCGTCAGCTTCTCCCTGGTACGCAGCAATAATCAGCCCGCCAATGTCAGGGTCTCCCCATCTGTTGCGGACAGAGCTCGCCACGATTCTGTAAATAATATCTTCTGTGGTTATATTTATTTTCACCCAGTCAGTCAGAAATCCAGATAAGAGCCGGTAGCGGGCGTGATAAATGGGGCCGTTAATGCCGTAAAAAGTAAGGGATTTGGCTCTGCGCCGCGGTTCCCTTGTCTCAGGGCGTGCATCAGTCCACCGGATGCTGAGCCCCCCTTCAAACAGTGCGTCGGGTATGATGATGTCGTAGGGGGCAGCAACGGAATATTCACCTGGCAGCGCATTCCTTACCCAGGCCAGGAAATCATCCTTAGCGTCAAAACGGATAACATCTTCATACAGAAAAGCACGCCCAAAGCCGAATGCGCCGGGTATCGCCAGACGGCCTTTTGTCCGGTCGTAAATGTCGCTCTGTGCTTCCATCGTGGCTGCACTTTTCAGCCCCAGACTATCCCGGGACTTCTGTTGTGCCTTTTCGCCTGCTGCTGCGATTTCAGACAGATGGTTAGCCGTTTTCAGAGTGCCGGTCAGCGCAGCATCAATGTCATTTTTGGCCTGTTCTGCTGCGCGGGCATAACCTGCGGCTGCCGCCACATCCTGCGCCGTCTGCCGTGCGTTTCCGGCTGCGGCCCCGGCGCTCTGCTGCGCCTGCGCCACCATTTCCTCAAAGCGTTTGACGACATCCGGTTTCAGGTCGCCCTCATCAGGAGCAATCAGAAAGTCATTCAGCGTGCCGGGCTTTGAGTCGTCGTATACAGCAATGTCGCCAACACAGTACTCGTTGCGCCAGTCCTGTTTCAGATACACACCATATTTTCCAGTCCGCGCATGGAAACAGTATTCACCATCGTTTCCTGTCATCACATCAGCAACAGTGTGCATCACCACTTCCGGGGTGTTTACCCGGGATTTCAGAATAATATGGTATCCGGACATGGGGATACCTGCGCCATCAGTCAGCGCACCTGATATCACTACAGACATAGTTTTTCTCGCGATAAATTAAATCAGGAAGAACCTTCCGGAGAGACGGACCATTCAATGGCGTTGTATGAGGATTTATCAGTGATGGTGCTGAAATCCATCGCCTGCAGTGATTTCGCGTAAATACGACAGGCTTTCAGCTTTTCTCGCTGATTAACCCCAGCAGCAGGTCTTCTTCCCATTCCCCTGTCCGGGCACTGACCTGAGCCAGAAGGGCATCACGCTCATCTTCCGCTTTGAGTCTGTAGTCAAAGACAAATTCATCATTGCGGTAAAACCAGTAACCCGGCGCGGTAATCCGTCGGTTAGCGGTAATATCCGGAACTTCGATAACGCTGGCATTGCGTGGCTCGATGCCTGTCACATCCTTACCGACCCACACCACGCGACCATCTCCGGTGTAAGCTATTTTTATTGTGTCGCTGGCGAAATTCTTCAGCTCTTCATACCAGTTTTTTCCGTCTTCTGAAAAAAGCCAGGTGACCGAATATCGTTTTGTCATCTGATATTGTTCTGCTGTTTTCGGATTACCCGCAGTAATATTTTTTAAATGCAACATTGTTAAATACTCGCTACGTTATACCAGGTGCCATTAATCAGTTTTTGCAGTGGTCGGTAATACACACCGTCAACGTTATCCGCTGAGTTACGGCCGGTATCCGATATCGCCATCCCTGACAGCCCGTGTCCCGAAGGTGCGCAAAATCTCCACGAAACGGTGTTACTGCCGGGGCTGTAATACATTTCATGGCCATACCGTACATCCTGTACCCCCTCTGTTCGATATTTATAGCGGGCATCGAAGTTTCCGTAATTTAACGGAATTACCTGTCCGTTAACAGTGAACACTATGCTGTTATCCGGGTTTCTCTGGCTGAAAAAATGCCAGCCTGAATCATCACCAAGCTCTGCAACAACAGGCCTGGATGGATTACCCCACAAACAAAACGCTGCATTTTTCGTGGAGTTGTTGGCGCTGGATAACGTGAATTTTCTGGCAGTTCCGGCCTGAATATTCTTAAAAGCAATAGCCACGCCATTCTGAAAACGAAATACATGCTGTCCATTCGCATAAACATCAAGCAGACCATCGCCATTTTGTTTAAACCCGGTATCGTTATCTCCTAAAACGATTGAACTTCCACCTAACGCATTCGTCGTACCAATGTAAGCGCCCCGAGAAGTACGTAGCGTAAGGATTATTTTACAGACGAGAAGTTCCAGGGCAGCAGTTCATGCACTTGGTTCGACGGCCAGTCATTGAGCTTCTCGATCACTTCGCGCAACCAGTCCTCCGGCTCCACTTCGTTCTGTTTGCAGGTGACCAGCAGACTGTAGATGATCGCCGCACTTTCTCCTCCCTTGTCTGAGCCGAAAAAGAGATAATTTTTTCTTCCAACCGCCACCGATCGTAACGCGTTTTCACCGATGTTGTTGTCTATTTCCACCCAGCCGTCACGACAGAACTCGTTCAGCGCATTCCAGTGATTCAGGATATAGTCGAACGCCTTCGCCATCTCCGCATGTTTCGACAGCGTTTTCCTCTGCAACTGTATCCAGTCGTACAACGACTGCATCAACTGGACGCTTCTGGCTTTTCTGACTGCAAGCCGTTCCTCTGCCGGACTGCCACGTATCTCCGCTTCTATGTCGTATAACTCTGCTATCCGTCTGAGCGCTTCCTGAGTCATTTCTGTCGGACGGCGCACATCCTCGTCATGGATTTTTCGGCGGGCGTGGGCCAGGCACCCGGCTTCCTTCACCCGGCCCGTTTCGTACAGTACGTTATAACCTGCATAGGCATCAGCCTGCAGTGCAGTACGCCCTGATACTTTGCCAGGTGGAGCTGCGGATGTTCTCCTTTGCGATCTGCCGAATACGCGAACCAGACGGCTGCCGGCAGGGATGAACCCGCATTACGATCATCCCTGACGTATACCCACAGACGACCCGTTTTCGTCTTTCCGTTCCCCGGGGCCAGTACTTTCACCGGAGTGCCATCTGCGTGCACCTTTCCTGCCTCAAGAACATAGTCATTCAGCGCTATATACAGAGGACGGAGTTTGTCTGCCATTTCTGATACCCAGCGCACCATGGTATTACGGCTCAGCTCCACGCCCTGTCGCGCGTATATTTCTGACTGGCGATATAAAGGGATATGTTCCATATATTTGCTGACCAGGATCCGTGCAAGTAACCCTGCACTGGCATAACCGCGTTCGATCGGTTTAGGGGGAAGTGGTGCCTGAACGATGACATCACACCGGCTACAGGCCAGTTTGGGACGTATGGTTTCGATAACTTTAAAGGCGGTATTAATGATATCCAGTTGCTCTGAGATTGTTTCCCCCATTTCTTTCAGAACACCTCCACAGGCCGGGCAACTGGTTTCAGCAGGCAGAAGGCGATGTGTCTCCCGGGGAAGTTCTGCCGGCAGCGGTTTTCGTGAAGATTTTCGTCCCGGGGATTCAGGCTTACTGGCGATCGGGTTTTCTGACGGGGGACTGGTGTCAGGTGAATCTGTGACTGACGATGCATCTTCCAGAAGATTTCTGGCTGTGTTCAGCCGGTTTTCCAGTTCCGACAGTCGTTTTTCTGCCTGTCGGATCTGATTTTCAAGCTTATGACGCTTTTTCTCTGAACTCTGGCCGAACAACATACGACGCAACCTGTCGAGTTGCGCTTTCAGCCGTTCAATTTCCTGCTCATAGCCCGCGACCTGACAGGCATACTGTCGAAGCCGACTCTGTTGCTTACGCAACATGGCTTTAAGCAGCTCAATATCATCGGGGAGTTAATTGTTCATTCCCTTGTTTTATCACGGGTTATATCCGGATGCCAGGCCGTTCTGTCCGTTTGGGATGTTGCCACGCGATCCCCTCCAGTAGCATGGATAACTGAGCTGGCGTCAGGTGCACTTTCCCTTCCCGGGTCACCGGCCAGACGAAGCGGCCCCGTTCCAGGCGTTTGGCGAACAGGCATAACCCGTCACGATCGGCCCACAGTATTTTCACCATTTTGCCACTGCGGCCCCGGAAGACGAAGATATGCCCGGAGAACGGGTCATCTTTCAGCGTGTTCTGCACCTTCGAAGCCAGGCCATTGAAGCCACAACGCATATCTGTGATGCCAGCGATGATCCAGATTTTGGTACCGGTCGGCAGCGTTATCATCGGATACCCCCTTTCATTTCGCGGATTAGCGCCCGTAACAGTTCCGGAGTGAGAGGGTCAAACAGTTTTACCACACCTGATTTAAGATGCAGCTCGCACCGTGGGACGTTTCCGGGAGCCCCCTCAGGGCGCTCATCATGCTTGTTACGCCAGAAGGGATTTGTAACTGGTCTGGTCGGCTCCGGCGTATCAGTCAGTGCCACCGGGACAGGCATGCATTCCTGTATGTCATCATCGCTCAGTAAGCCGTCCTCGTACTGGCTTTTCCATTTAAACAGCAGGTTATTATTGATATCGTGTTCTCTGGCGATCCGGGCAACAACAGCCCCAGGCTGTAACGCCTGCTTAGCCAGACGGACCTTAAATTCACGGCTATAGCTGGTTCGCCGTTCTTTTCGCCATGAGCCTTCTCTGATTTGAGGCTCTGTTAATTCCTTCTTTCTGTTGGCATAAAGGATGGCGTCAAGTTGAGCGAATGAAACTGAATCGGGCAATGGCCATGCGATACCGGATGCAAGAAATCGCTGAAAAAGCGTATGTATTGTGGAATGACTGAGACCCAGACGCTGAGCGATGGCCCGGATGGTCAGTTTATCTTCAAATCTTAAACGCAGGGCATCAGGCAAATAAGAACGGAAGCAGGGAATATCTTTTTTTGTCTGGGAATTCATCGTTCGTGTCCATCTATATAGATGGGCGCGATTGTTGCCAGACAGGACAATTTTCACAAGACGTCGCTGATGGGGCGCTTACTCTTGTCCGGCGTCTCAATATCGTAGAGTCCTGCCGTGGTACGCATCCTTTCAAGCGTTTCCAGCACATTCGTCCGCGAGGTGGTGGAAAAATTTGTCAGGTTCGGGACGGATCCGGAAAAGGCCGTCCACCCCTCTACAGTGAAAGTCACATGCAGTTCCGGCGATCTCTGGATTTTATTAAAGGTGGTATAAGCCCCCTGCTCCACGGGGACGGTGGAAACAGAAGCCTCCGCGCCCACCTCAACGACAACAAAAGAATCCGGGGAGAAAGGTTTGCCACCCTTCTGATGGGCACCTGCCGGATCATTCCGTGCGTAATAAATACCGAATGACGGTGCCAGTACACTGTTAATGAGTCCCAGGACACCGCCGCCACGAACTGCACTCAGTACGTTACTTTCACTGAGCGAAAAGTTATTCAGGGAAATATTATCGAAAGAAAAACTCATCCTGTTACCCCGCTGGAATAAACCGACACAAGCGCCGAATTCGTGATACGCCGACGTGCGTCATCGGTAATACCCTTCACATTGTCCGACGTTGTGGTGACATTCAGTGTCCCGATATGCGTGGTTTCCGTTACGGTGGACTGCGATACAGGCGCAGGATGGCGCGACCGTATGGCCATTGCCGCACCCGGATAAGGCAGGTTCGCCAGCACCCGCGGAATATAGTTGCGGGTCTCCTCCGGAGCAGCAGCCAGTCCCTTACGCTGAACATTTCCCTCTCCCCAGTTATATGCCGCCAGAGCCTTAGCCAGATCGCCATGAAAAAAACGTATCAGGCCACCAAGTTTTCTCGCGGCGGCATCAGCGGCTTTTTCGGGATCAAAGGCATCGTTCCCCCTCAGACCAAATTCACTGGCCGTCTTCGGCATGAACTGAAACAGTCCCATCGCACCAGCAGGTGAGACGGCAAACTGATTACCACGGGATTCGGTGATCGCAACGCTGCGCAGCAGTCCGGGCGGCAGGTTATATTTTTCCTCCAGTTGAGACAGTTTCGGTTGCAGCCAGCCTAACAGGGCTTCCCCGGTCTTCGTCGGTCGCTGGCGGTTTTGCATGGCATTACCGAGTTTTTCCTGCGTCGCACGCATACCCTGTAGCCAGGATTCACCGAAGGCTGCTTCCCTCCCGGTTGCCTGAGAAGCCTGAGTATCCAGCATGCCCTGCTGCCATACTGTGGGTGATTGTGCCCGGGTGATGTTGCCAGGCTTTTCTCCGGCATCCAGTTTTGTCTGATACGTCTCCATCTCTTTCTTATTGAAAAAGAAAGTCCCGTCTGAAGCCCAGAAAAAACCATGTGAATCCAGCCAGTCCTTATTTTCCCTGCCAACAATGGATGTCAGTAATCCGTCAACAACCGGGTAAAGCGCCGTTATCGCAAAAAGAAGGCCTCCGGGGCCACTGAGGGCTTTTGTCAGCCCCCGCACCCATGACGCCACTTTCAGCCCGATCAGCGTAATAATGACATTCTGCCAGCCCCCCAGTTCTCCGGCAGCCTTATTCGCCAGGGAGGCCACTGACTCAACGTCATTCAGAAATGTGGTGATAAACCTGTTCACTTCCTCCGGATGTTGCTGCATCCAGTCACCGAGTGTCTCCAGCCAGTGGCTGAGCTTCAGCGCGTACGGCATCAACGCGGTGCTAATCGTCATCCCGATGCCGGACCAGGTCTGTTCGAGCTCAACAAGCTCTTTTCGTAGCTTACGGGCCAGCGCTATACGCTCCGGCGTAACCTGCGAACGGGAAGTAAATTCGTCCACATCTTTCAGCGCATGACCGGAGCCAAGAAACTGCTGTCCGGCATAACTGAAGCCCAGCGCGTTGCCGTAGGCAGTTTGTTCGGACTTTGTCAGTCGCGGAAAAATAACCGCCAGCTTGCGCATGATGGCTTCAGTGCTGTCAGTATTTAAATCAACACTAATGCCCGCCCTGGCTGCAACCTGAAACAAATCCTGTAACACAGGATCAAAGGACCTTCCGGCTCTGAAGGCCGCTTTTGCATTTGCAAGCCGGGAAAATGCCCCAGACATTTCCCCTTCATCAACATTATTTGCCCGCGCAGCCCGTAACCATCCGTCCAGATTTCTGGCCTTCATGCCAAAAGCATCAGATTCCACGGACAGACGGTTCAGATCACGGGCAAAACCTGTTACCAGGTTCTTCAGCCCCCCCAGCGTCAGACTGACACCCGCAAGAGCCAGAATCTCGCTACGGATCCCTGAAAAAAAACGGGACGCCCGTTTCCCGGCATCTTCCATTCGACGGGCCGTTTTATCAGCATCTTTTCCGGTTTTTTCCAGTGATTCACTGGTTTTCTTCTGTCCCTGACTGAATGTGTCAGCGACACCTTCCATCACCGTCGTGAGCCGGTTAAGGGCAGTGAGGTAGCCTGAGTTTAACGGACACTCCTTCCTGAAATAGAATGGCATCAGAAGGAGCTAATAATGAGCAGAAAAACCCAACGTTACTCTAAAGAGTTCAAAGCCGAAGCTGTCAGAACGGTTCTTGAAAATCAACTTTCGATCAGTGAAGGCGCTTCCCGATTATCCCTTCCTGAAGGCACTTTAGGACAATGGGTTACCGCCGCCAGAAAAGGGCTCGGTACTCCTGGTTCCCGCACGGTGGCTGAACTGGAATCTGAAATTCTGCAACTGCGTAAGGCGTTAAATGAAGCTCGCCTTGAGCGAGATATATTAAAAAAAGCAACAGCGTATTTTGCACAGGAGTCGCTGAAAAATACGCGTTAGTCGAACAATGGCGACAACAATTCCCTGTTGAAGCGATGTGTCAGGTATTTGGTGTATCCAGGAGCGGTTATTACAACTGGGTACAGCATGAACCCTCAGACAGAAAACAAAGTGATGAGCGGCTAAAACTGGAGATTAAGGTGGCACATATCCGCACTCGCGAAACATATGGAACCCGGCGGCTCCAGACGGAGCTGGCAGAGAATGGCATCATCGTTGGTCGTGACCGACTGGCACGTCTTCGTAAGGAGCTAAGGCTACGCTGTAAGCAGAAACGCAAGTTCAGAGCGACTACGAACCCGAACCACAATCTGCCAGTTGCGCCAAATCTGCTGAACCAGACGTTCGCTCCTACAGCACCAAATCAGGTCTGGGTGGCGGACCTGACGTATGTTGCCACACAGGAGGGATGGTTGTACCTCGCTGGCATCAAAGATGTTTATACGTGCGAAATTGTCGGCTACGCCATGGGAGAGCGCATGACAAAAGAGCTGACAGGTAAAGCCCTGTTTATGGCGCTCAGGAGCCAGCGCCCACCTGCCGGGCTAATCCACCACTCTGATCGAGGTTCACAGTACTGCGCATACGATTACCGGGTCATACAGGAGCAGTTTGGTCTGAAAACATCAATGTCGCGTAAAGGTAACTGTTACGACAACGCTCCGATGGAAAGCTTCTGGGGAACGCTGAAAAATGAGAGCCTGAGCCACTATCGTTTTAATAACCGGGATGAAGCCATCTCAGTAATACGGGAATACATTGAGATTTTCTACAATCGTCAGCGTCGTCACTCTCGTCTGGGGAATATCTCCCCGGCAGCCTTCAGGGAAAAATATCATCAGATGGCTGCTTAAAAAAAGAACAAATGGTAGTGTCCGCTATTGCCAGTACACCTCACAGCATGTACTGCCTGTTCCCCGGCAGTAAAGTCCCTGTCATCAATCCCGAGGGACAGAACAAGCTCATCAAGTACCTGCGCCATTTCTGTTCTCCTGTATCACCTGTTCGTTATGGGCATCCACATGAATTATTTCCAGCAGATCCCATAAGTCCTGCACACCAAGGACAGAATCCAGTTCAGCTTTTGAAGCCTTACCGGAGGAGATAACGGTCGCAATGGTACGGGGAACATTAACGTAATCCACCACCCCGAACGGTCTGTCGGGGTCGAGATAACGCGGGGGGATATCTAGCTGACGACGGTAGCGAAAAAATCCACATGCAGCTTAAAGACCTCCGCACGCAGATTAAGACGGGTAATGATTTCTTCAATATCCTCTTCAACAAGCGGTCTCCGGATGCTGCGTTTTTTCGGATCGGGAACAAACTGCACACAGTCCATCATTTCATCCATCAACGGACGCGCCTCATCAGGCGGAATTTTCGATAATGCTTTCAGCCCTTCAAGGGCAAGCGCAGCCATCCCCAGACTACGAACATCATCCGGTAACTCCACGCCACCACGCCCCATTGCCATAATGGCACGCATCGCCCACCATTCCGCCTGTGAGGCAGACATTTCGGTAAGATGAAATACCTTGCCCTTATCCCGTCCCTGACCTTCAATAGTGATAAATTTCTCTTTACGGGCCATCAGTTAAAAACCTCCGGAGTAATGGTTTCCCACTCAATAACCGCCTGCCCTGGCTGCAACGTACGAGCTGCATCAGGCAGCGCTTTCCATTGTTTGAGTACGCCATTCACGCAGGTATATTTACGGCCAATCGCCGGAAGCAGGACGACAGCGTTACAACGGAATACAGCCCGACTGGCCCGGGATGTGGTTAACCAAGTATCAAAAATATCCCGGCTGGGGGAATCCGGCATGATATGAAACGTCTGGATAATGTTGCTGTACACAAATCCCGCGGACAGTTTACCGTCAATACCGCGGGCAGTTTCCGCCAGTACCAGTGGATCGGTGCCATAAACGTTATCTGTTGCAAATCCCTGAAGTCGTACGCCGGAGGGATACAGATTATTCACTGTCAGCGTGATAATGGCATCCGCCGCAGTGATGGTGTTGTTGTTACCCGACATTTACTGGACCTCCGTGGATGCAATAACAAGTTTCTGGATACTACCGCCGTCACAGTACCAGAGCGTACAGGACGGACTGCTACGGGTTGCCCGCAAAGAGGGAAGCATATCGCCGATATACAGGTAATAGCCGGTGGCAAACAACGTTGAAGAAACATCTGCCCCCACAACATTGTTAATCTGTTTCTTCTGCGCCTCCGTCAGTGTCCCCCCTTCACGGATCCCTCCCCAGCGTTTGTACTGCTGGATAACGTCACTCATTGACGCTGCAACCAGCGCCCGCCCTTCATTGTTGTAGGGGATCGTCTGGTTTGACTTGAATAACGCGATCACCGCCCCCTGCAAACTGGCATTCAGCCAGATTTGCCCGCAGAAACTGTCCAGCCATTTAAAATCACCGGTAATAGTGCCATCCGCCCAGTAATCTTCCACCACACTGTTTTCCGCATATTTTCCGTAGAAATTGTAACCTGCGGCGATCAGCGCATCATAATCGCTGCCACTGGTAACATCAGCGGCCAGCCCCTCATACTCGCGGAACTTGAATGATACACGCCCCTCTGGTCGGACAAAATCAAGGCACGCTGCATACCCCAGTACCGCTGCAGCCCGGTTACCATCAGTCGCGAAAACAGGTACAACAGAGCTGTAGTTATTGACAGCAATTATCTGGTAAGCGATGTGTTCAGTACTGCCTTTTACTCTGGCGTTGCCGCTGGTTGTCCATGCCACATAAAAGTAACGCTTGCCCTGCCCGTTTGCCCATGCAGAAAACGCCAGGTGTTGCTCGTCAGTGACCTCAGATACCGTGGAAAAACCCGCCCATTGCTGGGAAGCGGCCTTAATGGCTGCCATTGTGTCAGGGACATCAGATACAGGCGCGCCCCGGGATATCACCGCACCGGTGTTACTGGTCATCTTCAGGAGTTCTGCTGCCGATCCACTGCCGAACGTTATCGTGGTACTCTCGGGTTTCGCCCCGGCGACAGTAATGACAAAAGCATTCTGTGTGGTATCGAATACCACTGTAGCCACTGCTGCGGTCAGCGCTGTCTGTAGTGCCGTTGCAGCAGCGGCGAAGCTGGCGACACCGTTAAAATTCACTTCAATGCTGACGCTTTTCCCGTTAATACTCAGCATCAGCGTGCCGGAAAGTTTTTGTAGCTGTTCAACAGTCGCGCCCTTAAACGAACCGCTACGTAACCAGGCCGCCGATGGGGCAGGACTGAAACGGGAAAACAACAATTGCCCCGGCGTCCTGGTGGCATTTTTGAAGCCCTGGAAATAAAGCTGAGCGCGTGCGTACTCATCGGATAATGCACCAAAATACGCGGCCACATCATCCGGAGAGGAAAACGGAACCACAGTGCCGACCGGAAGTAACGGATTACTGGTCAACAGCAGGCCGTTAAGATCGACGGCATTACCCGCCACAGCCAGCACACCGGGATTTATCTGTACATCTTTACTGAGTGGAATTGGCATTATCAGCCTCCGTTGTCCGGGTGATCACGTTGTCAAAAAACATCAGGGAAGTTGTGACCACAGGGTTAATCTGCATCTGAATATCAAGCGTCCAGCGCGGTTCATACTGTTGCTGACCGTTGGGGAATGTGGTGTTAAAGGGCTCTGAGCAATACAGCGGGGAAATCAGCCCACCGCCCTGCCGGAAAAGCCGTACGGAAAATTCAGACCGGAAAAGCGTTGCCAGCACCTGCGCGTTATCTGCCGCGTGAGGGCCGTAGAAATCAAGCTGGCAACGCCATTTTGTGGTACGGGTGATATGCTGAGAGCCCTCACCAGCCTGCGCTGGCGCAGAATATGCCACTACCGCAGTGGATAATCCGGTAACATCAATGCCCGTCATGGTGATGAAATTCCCCTGAGGCATCGGGACCTGGTTCTGCTGCGTTCGTTCAATCCCGGCATCAGAAAAAAAGCCCCCGGAGATAATCACCGAGGGCCTGATAAAGAGCGCTTTCCGTAACGGAGAGGGTCACACCTGAAGGCATACAATAACCCTCGTCCAGTCAGGACAGATTTCCGGTACCTCAATCACCAGCCACGTTTCATCGCCAATAACAAATTTATCGCCTCCCTGTTGCCGGGCACGGTTAAGCCCGCACCAGTTACCATCGGTATACAATGTGGCGAAAACTCCCTGCTGGTTAAGATTATCAAGATGACGTAAATCAGCCTGAGTGACAGCCTGCTTTTGCACCCTGACGGAAACCGGATCTTCATACTCAGGTACGCGGGAATAATCTGCCTGCTGTGTACTCCCGCGGGAACGATAAACCAGCGCGTCTGTAAAGGGATTTACCCGACGTACTGCGCCGGAAACAATACCGTGAAAGTTCATTTTTTGCCCCCGTCTACAGAATAATCAACGCTGTCCATCATATGTCCGGTTTCAATAAGCGGGTTGTTAAAACCCTTTTGCCGGGCAGTGGATGCAGCGTTGGGCGGACTTTCCCAGTCGCGAACAGACATCTGCAACTGCCCTTTGATATGTTCTCCCATACACACCAGAGCGGTCGCAGTATCAAAATCATTCGCCCGTAATAAGGTCGCCATTTTTTCGCCCCATTCGGGACTTTTATGTTCGATCATCTTACGGAAGAACGGACGGGGGGGAATGGTGACCGTGTGCTCAGGAATAACCACATCCTGAACAAAATTCCCTTTACCGGCTTTGACAAAGCGGTGCCCGGTTTCTCCCGTTTTTTCGTTATAGCGAAAGTGGAGCGTCTGCTCACGGGCGGGTATGACCGCTCTTCCGCCAAACTCCTGAACTGCGGCAATATAAGCCACTGACGTACCGTCAGGGTAAGTTGCTCCCTCAAGAAAACCCACTTTGAGTTTTTTACCCAATGAAAGGTTCGCGGCAACCTGTTTCAGCGTCTGCCGGAACTGTTTGCCACCTGTGACTTTATTTACCATCGACGCCCCTCCCGTATCCCCGGTAATAATGCCCCGGATATCGCGAAGGTGCCCCCCGGAATGATACTGCATTGAGCGGTATGGCGCTGTCGCCTGCCAGTAGTCAGCACCCCAGGGGGTCTGGAGATACCACCACGACGCATCATTACTGCCGCTATTATCCACCGATACCGATACAGAACCTTCCGACGCACTGGTGATACGCCCCACCAGACCAGCCTGCCCGTCTCTCCCGTTTCCCAGCCCCCGCAATGCGCACAGATGCGCAACCAGCAGGAACAGAAGCTGTTCCCGCTCCTTCAGGTCGGTAACCGGACTGTCGTCCGTGTTATCCAGGTACAACGCGGTCGCCTGGTTAAACACCGCCGTCAGTAGCTCCGGTGTCACCGTGGAAAACTCCGGGTACAGACTGACAAACATCCGACAGTCAAACGTCACCGTACCCATAGCGTTTACTCCTGAGGTTTACCCATCACTTCATCATTGCGGTTAACGCCCGGAGCCGGATTTTTCTGCGGCAGCGGTTCAAGGCCGGATTTAACGGCTTTCTGCTCCGTAGCCTGCGAGACTGCACTGTTCGCCTTATCCTGCGCAAAAATAACGCCATTTTTCACATAAGGTTGCTGTCCGTGCTCCGCCAGCCAGGCGTCAAAAAACACCTTATCGACCTGCGTCAGACCATAGCCCCCCACAATTTTAACCGCGTTATTCCGCCAGCCTGCCACCTGAACCCGTTTCTGACCCACTTCCAGCACCAGACCGTTCGGCAGTTTACAGCCCACTGTTACCATTTCAGCCATAACTCACACCCCCAGCATTTGTGCATACGCCAGCGGCTGGCGAATAATCGCCCCCCAGGTACCAGCGGATTTTTTCTGTTTCCAGGAAGACGTATCTGCCACTACCGCATGGGCGCGCATTTTTTCAGTGAAAGCGCAATAGCCTGTATCCTGTTCACCCAGACGCTCCGCGATAAGCTGTACCAGCTCGCCAGCGTCAGAGGTGTATTCCACCGCCGTTTCAATGGTCATCGCCGGGAAATTTTTCGCCAGCAGATCGGACACGTTAACCCTGTACTGGTTTGTTTTGGTGAGGTTCACCTCTGCCAGCGGCGACATGCACAGTTTCATTTTGTCGGTACGCTCAATATGACCGTTAGTCTGTTTCACCAGTTGCTCAAAGAGTTTCACGATATCGTCATACACGCCCTGTCCGTCCTTGTCGTCCCACTTCAGTTTACCGTCAACGGTATCCGGGGTGATTGGTGCAGATAACGACGGATCATTCAGCAAACCGTAGTTCGTCAGTCCGGCAATACCGTAGAAATAGGACTTATTCTGGAACTTATTCAGCGTCAGTGCTGACGCCACGTTCAGCTCTGCCGCCCAGCCAATACGGGCTGCGCCGTACATCTCCAGCTCACGTTCGCCCCATACGGTGAAGGTCTGGAAGTGATAGCTCTGGCGCGGTACCCAGTTGACGTTTGCGCTTACCACCCCGTTGTTGCTGTAATCCCCGTAGGAACTCACCTCCCCGTCAGATTCTGCAATCGGGAATTGTGCCGACAGTGTCGTCCAGTCACCTTTTTTGGTTTCGCCCAGAATCTGAGCGGCTTTCATCGGCGTCACCAGCACGCGGATCAGTTCTGGCTCAACGTAATTGGTGAAATACGCAGGGATACCGCTGTTAGCCGCTGTGACCAGCGCAGGCTGCGCGTCCATCGCCAGTCCGTAATCGGCAGCGTACTCCTTCGGCAAATAAGCCTGTGCTCCGGGAAGAATAATCCCGTAGTCGCGACTTGCCGTCGCATAATGCTGTTTAAATTTATTCATTATTTGCTCCAGGTACTGATCTTAATGACTTCTTTTGCCGCCGCAGCGCTGGCAACGGAAAACCAGGTTTCGACAAACCCCGCCATCGAGGTGCCAGCCGCCCCCGTGGCTATCTCCCCGGTGGCCAGTGAGGCAAATACTTTCTGCCCGATCGTCGCAGTAGTGGTGGTCAGCGCCCAGAAATCCCCCGACACCATCAGGGTGCATTCACGCCCCGGATAAATGGTGTTCGAGTCCCCGGCCAGCCATTCCACAATGGAAGCCTGCCCGTCACGAGGAACAAAACCCGCCGGTGCGCCGGCCCCCTTATTAGCGGCAACACCTTTGGTTACCCAGGCAAACCGGGCAATTACCAGCCCGTCAGGGCCGGTAATCAGCCCGCCATCTCCCGCCACATACGAGGCATGAGGGTTAGCACTGGCAAACGCCCCCGGAATACCCGGTGCCGGGTACTGGTTCATGTGTGTCTGAAAAGTATTCATATCAGTAACCTCGTTTCAGTTTTGCACCGGGGAAATCTGCCGCAAACGTCGATGCGCTGGCCTGATCCATCGCCACACGGGGAGAGGATTTGGCCGTCTGCTTCTGCTCAACGGCAAACTTCACCATGCTGCGGTACGCACCGGGGTGAATACCCTGAATATCGATCCCCGTCTGTTCCAGCGCGGTACGGTAAACATCTTCGGCGCAGTCCATCGCCACCACATCGCCAATCAGCGGTCGCACTTCAGCTTCAGCCACACGGACGGCGCGGAAATTTTCAGCAGCCCGTTTCGTTGCCTGGTCAGTTGCCAGCCTGATTGCTGCATCCATCGCAGGTTTATCGACTTTCACATCGTCGGGTTTCACATCAGCCTCTTTTGTTTCGGGGGCTTCGTCGGTTGTCGGAGACAGTGCGGATTTAATTTTTTCCAGCACATCATCAGGAACTTTGCCGGACAGCAACGCCAGTACACTTTCCATCGGGCTGTCGGTATCAAATGCCTTCGACTCGTCAGTTAACCCGGTATCATCATCCCCGACCAGCTCCGGTACGGCTTCTGCTGATTCCATCAGTTGCGCCAGCTCCGCCGGTTCAATATCCATATCCTGTGCCAGCCGTTCGCTGTAAGCAGTTTTTACCGCGCTGGCGATAGCTGCCGGACGCTTATACTGCGCCATCAGGCGTAACAAATCCCCGGGAGCCGCATCCTGCGCCAGACGCGGCGCAAGATAGGTTCCCAGCGCGATAAGCACCGCCACTTCTTTTTTACTCAGTTTCATGCGTTTTAGCTCCTGAGGGAGAGAGTCCATAACAAGACAGTCCGACCCTACCCGGCCATCGCCGACCAGGGCCACATGATTTCCCACGATATTCCGCATAACGCCGTCATACGGCTCACCGTCGGGGGTGGTTCCCGGCGTCATATCTGCCACATAGGCATATGACGATGAGATTTTCCGTTGTTCATCCGTTTCTATCCCCGCGATGGCGGAGTTGTCCCAGATGGACATGCCGTTAACCAGATAGGTACCGTCAAACTCGCTGTTGGCATGAGTCGTCCCCACCCGGTACTCGCGCGCGGGCGCGCCCGGATAATCGGGTTTGTGTCGGCACAGGACGGGAATATTGTTGAAGGTTGAAACTGCCTTGCGCAGTTCATCGGGGTCACGGTAAAGCTGATAAAGTTTTTTGGGGTCGAGTCCCAGCGCTTCCGCCCCCGGTATTTCATACCCGAAATAACCGCAGACGTTCGCCTTGCTGAGATTACTGCGCTCAATCTGGAGGCGACCGACTTTATCGAACTGCCTTACCGATGCCCGGTCAAACGCCAGCATTTCGGTAATAATCATTTTTTCTCCAGTCCGGGAATAACGGCCTCCCAGCCACACCGGCAGTTGATTTCTTCGCCCGGCAGTACCCACTTACCATCCAGAAACATCCCCTTTCGCAGGTCAAACCGTTTACCGTTCGCCTTCACATGCGACGGACGCCATGTTTTACCCGCGCGGGAATGCCTCCAGACACCTTCAGTGATACCCACCGAACGCTGTCTGGCGGCCTGCATTACCGACGTTGCCTTATTGTTCTGGTCGCGGGCAATCAGCGCCGCGCGCCGTCGTGTGATGCCGTAACGTTTTTCCAGTTCATCGGTCAGCGTTTTCAGGTCACGTCCCCGGCCAACAGACTGCATGACCAGTGTTTCCACCTGGGGGAGATGTTGCTGCGGGATGGAGCGAATGAGGTTCACATTCTCCGTGATGCTGGCCTGAAGTGCGGTATTCATCTCCGTTGTCATACGGAAAGGAACCGTAAACCCGGCATCACGGAGCGCAGTGTACAGTGACGCATCGCTGTTTTTCAGGACATCACCGGCAAACCGCCTCGCCAGCCGCAGGGCCATTTCGTCAAAATTTTTCTGCCAGCGCCGGGCAAGTTGCTGCATGGCACCACGCATCAGGTTAACGGGGACGCATCCTGCGCGAGGTCTGTTTTACGGTACTCAGCCCGCAGCCAGTAAAGTACACTGTTGTGCATCCCACTGACGGCATTATCCAGTTGTCTGCGGTACCAGGCCTCAATCCCCGCGTTGGGTGAAATCCGCCTCAGGGTCTGCATTCGGGCCTTGCGGCGGATTTTCTTCGGTGTTGTCAATTTCAGTGTCGTCAATTTCGATGTCCCCGCTCAGGTCAATACCGCTGTACGGGCTGTCCTGCGCAGTCGCCAGCCGTTCGCGTACTTCGTTATTGGTCACTGCTCCGGTGCTCTCATAAATCTGATCCGTTTCCGCCTCAGTTTTACGGATATTCGCCAGTTGCTCGCGCGTCAGCTCATGCAGGGGTTCAAATTCAAACGTGATATCAGGATCGATATCGCCGAACTCAGACAACTGGATAATATCCAGCACCTTTTTCAGCGGTTTCTTCAGAAGACGGGTGGCAAGTGCAGCAATGGTGTCGTAAAACACCCGGATTTCACCCTCACTCGACGCATTCAGTCCCGTTGGGCTCAGCCCGGCGAATTTTACGGACGGTATGGCACTGACAAAGAACATGTGTTCCTGTGCCTGCGCCTGAAGGGTGTCGAGGCCGCTCAGGGGAGTGTTGAACTGGAAAAACTCTTCGTTCGTCTTGTCCAGCATCAGCAGCCCGCGGTTATCACGGGTACGGTTAAACAACTCCGCGCGTTTTGCGTAATTCGGGTCCCTTTTACCACTTAATACCTGTGTCATATCCGTCTTAATCCCGCTCAGCGAAAACGAATGCAGCATATCGCCCACGCTGTCGCGTGTTCGCAGCCAGTTATCAACATAAGGCTCAGCAATCTGAACCAGTGACAGGCCGCCAAAGTTGTAGGCCGGCTTCAGCATGTCCGGAACCGGACGGGAGATCAGATCAATCATGCGGCTGGCGTGAACCGTTTTTCCCATTACGTACCATTCGGACGGACGGTAAAAATCATCACTCAGCAGATTATCCGCGTTATATATACCCGGATACGTCCAGACGGGTTCAATAACACGAAGCCCCAGCAGGGAACCTTTCGGGATTTTTTTGTCGGAAATAAACAGTCCGGATCCCAGCTCCGCCGGGTCAGTCCAGGCAGATATACCCGATGGCGAACGCACATCAATATAAATCTGCCCTCGCCCGAAAAAGCCGTCGTGCTCAATCGCCAGTCTGAAAACGTCCTGTACGTTATAGTGCTCCAGTGCGTCAGTAAGCTGCGCTATGCGTGACGCGTGGCTGTCGTCCCCTTCTCCGACCGCCTTAACCTTTATCCACTTACGGGTCATCTCCTCGGCAAGCACACTGACCATACGCCGGTACTCCGGTAACTGCGCCTGAAGTGCCAGATACGGATAGCCCGGGAAACCACCATAAACAAAATCAGGATAATGACTGTTCAGGGTGTCATACGGTATTGCATCCATTGCCAGCACAGCATCGCGAACCGGTGCCGGGATAACGCCCGGTGGTGGCTCATAGCGAACAAACTCCCTCCGTGGTTTCTGCCGGACGGAAGCGATCACCTCATCGTTAATTTCCGGTGGCTGTGGTTCAGGTTGTTTGTCCGGTACCGCCGGCGCTGACGGTTCTTTTCGTTTAAACGGCCACATCAGATCCACTCCATAAAGTCATCAGAAATTACGATGGGCATTTCCATCGGGGCATAAGCAATCATCACAGAATCAGCCAGGTTTGGAGATTTCGTTCCGTCAGGTTGCTTATCCACAAGAATTTTTCCGGTGGCATTTTTTGACCAGGTAGGTTGTGACAGCTCCATCAACAGCCGGTCTTTATTTTCCATTGTGCTGCTGATGGAAATAATCTCATCCGGGTCATACTCCATACCCTGTAGTGCACGAAATGTATTGCGGAATAATTTGCGAAGATGCCACCACCCCTGGGCTTTGGCATTGACAAAAAAGTCCTTATTCAGACGAGCCGGTTTACCATTATCACCGGGAACAGCTTCATTTTCAGGATGAAACACGCTCCCGCTGCCCCGGAATGGAGTGGCGGTGATTTGACAGATGCCCTCCGCTTCACGCAGTTCGTTGATAGCGCGCGCATCACCACGAACGCCAGCACCCAATCCGTCCTCATCAAAGCGAAACTCATCGGCACCAAAGTCATCGCACAGACCAAAAACCTTAACCACAGAGTCATAGATGTCACTCCCCTTACCTGACCACTCCTGTACGTCATTCAGCAGGATGCCATAACGGAGCGAACAGGCGTTTTTATCCCGCCCTTCGTCGGCGACATCCATTGCACCAAGCCGTTGCCCGCCGGGCTGAATGCCCAGTCTGATATGTGCATCAACCGCAGCCTGTACCCATTCTGAGGGGATCAGGATGCCTTCTGCTGATGCCTGGTAATTAAGATCCAGTTCCTGGGCAACGATGACTGGGTTATCAATTTTCTCGCACTCCTTGTGATACCACTCATCGTCTTTACGCGGATCGCTACGCCAGTGAAACGTAAACACCGGGATTTTTCCACTGTGCCGCTTCTGTGCGAAGGGGTTGTTCATGCCGTTAACCGATGAGAGATCGATACGACGTCGGGTTGTCTGAGAAAGCGCGGCATCAATAAGTAATGGTCGCTGGAGAAAAGCAGCCTCATCCACAAAATAAAGGGTCGTACGGTCACCACGACCGATATTATCGCCAGCCTCACCTTTGATAACCGCGCCAGTTTCAGGAAACTCAACACGCATATATGGCGCATGCTTCTTCTCGCTCCACGAACCGCGAAACTCTACAGGTAGTGTTTCCACGAACTTGCGCGCCTTCCAGAACAATGCTTTCGGGTCACCGGTGCTGTCGACGTATTCCTCTTTACGGGAGCCGAAACCGATAACCATTTCTTTGTTGAAGAGACAAAGCGAGCAGGCCAGAGTGAGGTGTACTGGCAATAGCGGACACTACCATTTGTTCTTTTTTTAAGCAGCCATCTGATGATATTTTTCCCTGAAGGCTGCCGGGGAGATATTCCCCAGACGAGAGTGACGACGCTGACGATTGTAGAAAATCTCAATGTATTCCCGTATTACTGAGATGGCTTCATCCCGGTTATTAAAACGATAGTGGCTCAGGCTCTCATTTTTCAGCGTTCCCCAGAAGCTTTCCATCGGAGTGTTGTCGTAACAGTTACCTTTACGCGACATTGATGTTTTCAGACCAAACTGCTCCTGTATGACCCGGTAATCGTATGCGCAGTACTGTGAACCTCGATCAGAGTGGTGGATTAGCCCGGCAGGTGGGCGCTGGCTCCTGAGCGCCATAAACAGGGCTTTACCTGTCAGCTCTTTTGTCATGCGCTCTCCCATGGCGTAGCCGACAATTTCGCACGTATAAACATCTTTGATGCCAGCGAGGTACAACCATCCCTCCTGTGTGGCAACATACGTCAGGTCCGCCACCCAGACCTGATTTGGTTCTGTAGGAGCGAACGTCTGGTTCAGCAGATTTGGCGCAACTGGCAGATTGTGGTTCGGGTTCGTAGTCGCTCTGAACTTGCGTTTCTGCTTACAGCGTAGCCTTAGCTCCTTACGAAGACGTGCCAGTCGGTCACGACCAACGATGATGCCATTCTCTGCCAGCTCCGTCTGGAGCCGCCGGGTTCCATATGTTTCGCGAGTGCAGATATGTGCCACCTTAATCTCCAGTTTTAGCCGCTCATCACTTTGTTTTCTGTCTGAGGGTTCATGCTGTACCCAGTTGTAATAACCGCTCCTGGATACACCAAATACCTGACACATCGCTTCAATGGGAAATTGTTGTCGCCATTGTTCGATTAACGCGTATTTTTCAGCGACTCCTGTGCAAAATACGCTGTTGCTTTTTTTAATATATCTCGCTCAAGGCGAGCTTCATTTAACGCCTTACGCAGTTGCAGAATTTCAGATTCCAGTTCAGCCACCGTGCGGGAACCAGGAGTACCGAGCCCTTTTCTGGCGGCGGTAACCCATTGTCCTAAAGTGCCTTCAGGAAGGGATAATCGGGAAGCGCCTTCACTGATCGAAAGTTGATTTTCAAGAACCGTTCTGACAGCTTCGGCTTTGAACTCTTTAGAGTAACGTTGGGTTTTTCTGCTCATTATTAGCTCCTTCTGATGCCATTCTATTTCAGGAAGGAGTGTCCGTTAAACTCAGGCTACCTCAGGTCTTCCGACGATTCTGTCATTGTTCATTAAGCAAAAGTTTCCATGCTGTTTGTGCTTATTCTAAGCAACCGGGCAGCATCATACGGGGCAATTATGGCCGCATTACCATACATGCAACTGTACATAGCTGATTACCTGGCTGACACCATGCATTTGTCAGCAGAGGAGCACGGCGCGTATTTGTTGCTGATGTTCAATTACTGGCAAACAGGAAAGCCAATACCCAAAAACAGGTTGGCAAAAATTGCCCGTCTGACTAACGAGCGATGGGTTGATGTTGAACCATCCTTGCGGGAGTTTTTTTGTGATAACGGCGACGAATGGATGCATCTTCGGATTGAGGAAGATCTGGCATCTGTCAGAGAAAAATTAACCAAAAAATCAGCCGCAGGAAAAGCATCTGTTCAGGCCAGAAGAAGCAGAAAGGAAGCAGATGTTCAAACAAAACAAGAGAGAAATTTAACAGGTGTTCAAACAGATGTTGGAGTGGTGTTCGAACATGATGCCAACACAAAGGCAACTAATAAAGATACAGATAAAGCTCTAAAAACAGATCTAACCCATCCCAAACCCTTCCCTTCCGGAAGGGAGTTTCGGGATTTTGTGGCTGGAGTGCTTGAGGGGAGATTATCTGGCGGTACTGCAGCGGAATTTTGTAATTCTGCGGTGGTTGCGTTGCAGGCTGCTGGCCTGGATGTCTGTCGTGAGTATCCGGTGCCAGAGCGTGGTGACGGTTGCGGAGGGCGGATTGATATCGTCGTGACTGACAGGAACGGTGTCCGGTGTGGGATCGAGCTTGACCGAAATTCTCCGCGACAGAAATCACTGCTCAAAATCGGTGCTGTTGAAACCGGGATATGTGTCTTGCGGCGCAGTGATATCGCAAGGCACACCGAGCAGGGAATTCTGGTTATCGGTGGGGCTGTTCGCCAGAAAAAATTTGACCCGTTGTCAGTTGATCTGCCCGACTGGTTGCCAGAAACACTCTGGCATGAGTGGGTCCAGTTCAGGCAGGCATTGCGAAAACCAATTCGAACGGAGCAGGGCGCTAACGGGGCGATACGGGAACTGGAAAAATTCCGTCAGCAGGGTTTTACACCTGAGCAGGTGATTCGACACAGCATCGCCAATGAATACCAGGGTCTGTTCGCGCCGAAAGGTGTTCGGCCTGAGACGTTGCTCCGACAGGTTAACACCGTCTCGTTGCCGGACAGTGCGATCCCGCCAGGCTTCAGGGGGTAACAGACCATGAAAAATATTGCGACAGGAGGCGTTCTGGAGCGTATCCGCAGACTGACCCCACCACATGTAACCGCCCCATTCAGAACGGTTGCGGAGTGGCGCGAGTGGCAACTTGCTGAAGGCCAGAAACGTTGCGAGGAGATCAACCGCCTGAATCGTCAGTTGCGGGTGGAAAAAATCCTGAACCGCTCCGGCATCCAGCCGTTGCACCGGAAGTGTTCGTTTGCGAATTACCGGGCGCAGAACGACGGTCAGCGACATGCACTGAGTCAGGCGAAATCCATAGCTGACGAACTGATGACAGGCTGTACGAATTTTGTGTTCAGCGGTAAGCCCGGCACCGGAAAAAATCATCTTGCAGCCGCGATTGGCAACCGGCTGATGGCGAAGGGGCGTAGCGTGATTATCGTCACCGTGTCCGATGTCATGAGCGTGTTGCATGAGAGCTACGACAACGGCAAATCCGGTGAAAAATTTTTACAGGAGCTTTGTGGTGTTGACCTGCTGGTCCTGGATGAAATTGGCATGCAGCGGGATACGAAAAACGAGCAGGTGGTACTGAACCAGATTGTTGATCGCCGGACGGCATCGTTACGCGGTGTGGGGATGCTGACAAATATTAACCATGCAGCGATGAATACACTTCTCGGCGAGCGGGTGATGGATCGCATGGTCATGAACGGCGGGCGCTGGGTGAATTTTAACTGGGAGAGCTGGCGTCCGAATGTTAGCCATTCGAGGGTTGTTAAGTAGTTTCAGGAGGATTTATGGCGAAACCTTTTACTCCCGAACAGCGGGAAGAACTGAAGACGCGAATTGTGGAACTCGTGCATCAGGACGGTCGGGTCACGATTCGGCAGTTGTCAGATTGAAGTGGTCAACAAAAACTGGCCACCGAGTTAGAGTTTTTCCAGTATCGATTTTCCGATTCGTTTGGGGGTAACCCACCGTTATATTCGTGCGGTCTTAGTGCGCTGTAATATCCAACGATATAGTCCGTTATGGCGTGAGCTGCCTCGCTGAAGCTTACGTAACCCACCACCGGCATCCATTCGTTCTTCAGACTCCTGAAGAAGCGTTCCATTGGGCTGTTATCCCAGCAGTTTCCGCGCCGGCTCATACTCTGTCTGATCTGGTATCGCCACAATAACTGCCGGAACTGCCTGCTCGTATAATGACTGCCCTGATCGCTGTGGAACATCACCCCGCCGGGCTTACCACGGGTTTCCCATGCCATTTCCAGCGCTTTCATGGTGAGCCTGCTGTCCGGCGAGAACGACATGGCCCAGCCCACTGGTTTTCTTGCGAACAGGTCGAGAACAACGGCGAGGTACGCCCAGCGCTTACCCGTCCAGATATAGGTCACATCACCGCACCACACCTGATTTGGCTCGGTCACGGCGAACTGCCTTTCAAGGTAGTTAGGGATAGCAACATGTTCATGACCACCACGTTTATACCGGTGAGTCGGCTGCTGACAGCTGACCAGCCCCAGCTCTTTCATGAGCCTGCCAGCAAGCCAGCGTCCCATCTGGTAGCCTCTCCGGGTTGCCATTGTGGCGATGCTTCTTGCTCCGGCCGAACCATGGCTGATGCCATGTAGCTCAAGTACCTGACTGCGTAATACAGCCCGTCTGCCGTCTGGTTTTTCAGGACGGTTTTTCCAGTATCTGTAGCTGCTGCGATGAACCCCGAACACTTGGCAGAGTGTGACCACAGGATAATGCGCTCTGAGTTTCCCGATTATCGAGAACTGTTCAGGGAGTCTGACATCAAGAGCGCGGTAGCCTTTTTTAATATTTCATTCTCCATTTCAATGCGTTGTAGCTTTTTCCTCAGCTTACGTATTTCGATTTGTTCTGGTGTTATCGGAGAGGCTTTTGGTGTTTTGCCCTGACGCTCATCACGCAGTTGTTTGACCCATCTTGTCATTGTGGAAAGGCCAACATCCATAGCTTTGGCGGCATCTGCCACCGTGTATTTCTGGTCAACAACCAGTTGAGCGGATTCGCGTTTAAACTCTGCGCTAAAATTTCTTTTTTTCATTGGAGCACCTGTGTTGTTCTGAGGTGAGCATATCACCTCTGTTCAGGTGGCCAAATTCAGTGTGCCACTTCATATCTTAAACTACCGGAATGAACTGCTGCATGGAGAAACGCTTTACCTAGATAATCCAAGATCCAACAAAAAAGGAAGAACCGTGCGCACAGTTGATAACTATATCGCCCTGCTCTGTTCGTTGTTACGTTTTGCGTATCAGTCGGGATTTATATCAACCAAACCATTTGAAGGAGTAAAAAAATTACAGCGAAACAGAATAAAGCCTGACCCGTTATCTAAAACAGAATTCAATGCATTAATGGAAAGTGAAAAAGGACAGAGCCAAAACTTGTGGAAATTTGCCGTTTACTCCGGGCTTCGTCACGGGGAACTGGCAGCTCTGGCGTGGGAGGATGTGGATTTCGAGAAGGGAATTGTGAATGTCAGAAGAAACCTGACGATACTTGATATGTTCGGTCCCCCAAAAACAAATGCCGGGATCCGGACGGTAACATTACTGCAGCCGGCTCTTGAAGCACTGAAGGTGCAATACAAACTGACCGGGCATCATCGCAAAAGCGAAATCACTTTTTATCATCGGGAGTACGGCAGAACTGAAAAGCAAAAACTGCATTTTGTTTTCATGCCCAGGGTGTGTAACGAAAAACAGAAACCTTATTACTCGGTAAGCAGTTTGGGTGCAAGATGGAATGCAGCAGTAAAACGTGCTGGTATTCGCCGCCGTAATCCGTACCATACGCGACATACTTTTGCCTGCTGGCTGTTGACGGCAGGAGCGAACCCGGCATTTATAGCCAGCCAGATGGGGCATGAAACTGCGCAAATGGTGTATGAAATTTACGGTATGTGGATTGATGACATGAACGACGAACAGATAGCCATGTTGAATGCGCGGTTATCGTAG